CCCCGTGTCATCTTATCCCACGTGGAGTCAGATGCGATGGGGTGGTACTTGTGGGAGGCGCTGGCTGGATGGTCGAGGTCGAACCTCACCCGGTACTCTACGGTGATCAAGAGCTCTAGCGTCGCACCACCAGGGTTATAGATCGCTATCGGAGCCCATCCGACCGGCTCGGCGTTCGTCTCGCCGTATGTGATTGCCGAGTCGGCTTCCTTACGCAGCGGCGTAAATCGACTCACCTCCGTCATGTTCAACGGGTAAGAGTTAATTTGTACGCCGCGTAGTGCGAGTTTGGAAGCCGCCAACAACCGTGGGTTTTGAAATTGGACGAATTTTTCCATATACGCGTTCCACGTATCAGCACGCCCGCCAATGGCCGCCTGCGTGTTCATAACGCCCGCATATATGATACCTGATGCGTCTTGTAGTGCCGTCGGGCACATGATCTGCACTGACAAGGCGGCCGGGACCAGCGTCGCTGCTGGCCCCAGACCTCCCAAATCAATCGTCGTCGTCTGTGTGTTGTTGGGCCCGTTGATAGGGCTCGCTGACGCAACATCGGATACCATCACTATTTCTGACCAATTGTCGTGCTCAGTAGTTTGATGACCTTCGTGAAAAGTCCCGATGATGTTCGCGTGGGTGTTGACTGACACCCGTCGTGTTGCCCTGATTGTAGTGTACGGGCCGACTGCGCGTGGTAAAGCCAGGTGAGCTGGATGTTTGGCATCCCAACATTGCATGCCGCGTCCTGCGACGCTTCCGAAAGCTCGGGGAACTGACGCACCGACGCCTGTCGCGAGCACCCGTGTCGCATTGCTGCGATTGGCGGGTCTTGCTCGCGGGCGGCGTCCGCGCTGGTTGTTTCCTCGGTTTCCGCCTGCGCGGCGGCCACCTCCGGACATCCTAAAAGTGAGTGTTTGGTGAACGGGCAACAGGGCCGCGTCTCATCCATGAAACGAGCTGCAAAGCGCGCGTGCAACCTTGAGCACAGCTCTTGAAAACGCCGAAAAACAGTACAGAAAACCCCAAAGGTGAAAGGGGTCCGGCGAAATAACGTGACTAAGGCTCTATGCTGGGCAAGCGTCGAGCACGTGAAAAATTGAGTGTAAGCGTTTCGGTTATAAAGTGGGTGTGGCCACATGAAAGGTTTTAGACCCCGTAGTCCATTTGTCGTAAGCCGCTGATCCCCCAAGCCAAAGGGATCGCGGCCAGGTGCGCACGTGCAAGCACGTGCGCCACCACAGCGGAGGTATTCTGGGAGCGAGCAAAATCACAAGCATACGCACTTGCCCCCGTAACCATTAGGCACCTGAGCGGGATACTCAGACGCACACATCCACCTGTGCTTTGACAGGTTTCGCAGATCTACCGCTGCACGAGACGACTTTCACAGGGGGGCTCCGTCCCCCCCAACCCAACCAGTAAGGCAAGTCGCCGCCCTCACCGTTCGCCGTGCCAAGGCGCCCAGGCTCTTCACCCCCCCGCACGGGGGCTACTGAGGTATAAGGGTTCACACCGACGGATCTGCTAGACATTATCGTCGGCCGAGGGACAGGCATATAAATCCCCCGCACTCCACCAAGCCCCCCAGGCAAAATGCCTTCACGCGGGGGGCCGAAGCATGGAGCAGCTCTATCATACGCATTGGACGTCCGCACTCCGTTGTCCCTCTAGTCCCGTCGAGCAACGGTCTAGAGTAATCCAATGCGCCCAGGGCCCACGCGCGCAAAAGTAATCCCTGGTAAAATCAACCCGCACCGGCGGGTGCTCTCATCGAAACGAGTACACATCATTAACTACCCTAGCCGAGGGCTGGGTGAAACATTGACCGACATCAGACCAACCAGGCTTGAGGAAAGAGGCAGGCCAGATCCCTGCCGTGCATCTCAAGCGTTGTTACCCCGCACATCGCCGCGTATTCCTCCTTCGTGAATTCGCCGGCGTGCACGCGAGCCAGATCCTGGTAGGCAACGCTGCCGTCCAGTAAAGGCTCCAATTCTGGGACGTTGTTCAGCACCTGCTCCTCGGTGCCAACGTCGCCGAACATCTTGACGTAAATATCACGCAGCATCGCGTTATTGCGGCGTACACTGCCTCCGGCGGCAATGTGGTCCGCACGCATGGCTGTGAAAAAGGCATGCATGGGTGCGAGGTGTTTAAACTCGTTCGCCATGCATGTCGCGTACACAGCGACGGATGGATGATACTCCTCCTCAGAGAGGTTCGTTGAGGACCAAGGTTTGTCCTGGAGAATGCGTTTGATCTCGGGGAACATCACAACGTTCGCGCCTTCCATCACCGCCTTGCCGTCACGCAGCAAAGCGGTGTAGCCAACGAACTGGATGCAATCGTCGCCAGTGGCCCTGGCAACTTTGAGCTTGGCTGACCAGCCATAAGATGAGAAGAATTCGTTGATAAGTTGCCCGTTGTTGTGCACCAATATCTTCTCGTCTAGGCTGCCCAGTGTGTCATCGCCCTCGAAAGCAAGAAAGGCTTTGTACACCCGGCCGTCGCGGGCGCTGGTGTAAAAGAACAATTTGCCTTTGTTCTGAATCAAGCTCTGAACCGCGGCCTCGGCTTTGCCCGGCTTGACCATCATGGTCATCCAAGCCAGCAAGTTCTGCAAGAAGTTGCCGCTGGAGGTCACACGGTCCCCGGACTCACGCATGGCACGTGGCAGTGCCAGCTTCAAACAACATTTCGCTCCGGCGGTGTCGACGTAGCGAATAACCCAGGTGCAGGCGTGGGTGCGTGAGTCGACCACACGGCAACAGAAGCCAGTGTTGTCTCCGCTCAAGTCCAAGTGCTGCATAATGTGTTTAAACAAATCGCACTCGGCCTGCTTCAGGCGGTCGTAGATGCCAAATTCGAAAGCGGTGAGATCGTTCTCGATCTTGTGGGCGCAGCTGTCAAGCGCACTAAACAAGTCATTCATCTTCGCATTCTTCTCCTTGTGCTTGATGCATGCATGTGGCACGCAATGAAACATCACGTCTTCAAACACAGCGGCGGTTTTCGCCATGCCCCAAACCCGCGCGTTGCCGTGGTTGACAATCGGACGCGGTTTCGGTTTCTTGGTGACTTCCTTCTTGGTGAACGCGTCCACCAT